GACCCGAACTCTATTGTTGGGTAGAGCAACAATATTACCAGTATACTCTCCTGCATCTAATAATTCAAGTATATGACTTTGTTTATGTTGTGCAGGGTCGTCAGCTACCTCATGATTAGTATAATCAACGGTAAAATAGTATTTAGCAGGAAAAAACTCCCCGTCTACTTTTGCTACCCAAGGAGCAGGTGTTGCTCGCTCTATCTTATAAACAGTGTGGTCATGGGACATACAATCCCAAGGTTGTGCTATGTATGGCGGTAACTCTGTGGGCCACTCTTCATATTCAACATCAGCAACAAGAGCTGTTAGTGGTAATCTAGCCCACATAGCTCCTCCATGCACATTAGGTTCATCAGTGTCATCTGTTTCACATCCTGTGAATATGACCTGAAAACTAAGTGTCCTCTTAGGCATTGATGTTACTGCTACTACCATTGCGTGTAAAAATTCTCCATGATACCTTTCAAAATTACAAGTATATTCCCTTCTTACCCATGCTTTAAAATACGGTATATTACTTTGTAGATATGCCATCCTTCTTTTTTCTCCCTCTGTTTGCCACCTTTTTTCTCTTCTGTGAGAGTTTTGATGATTTATTAGGTGGGTTTTGTATCTGTTTTCCCATTTGTGCGCGAGATATTGTCATTAACATCTCCATCTTTTTCTTGCTTGTCTTAAACGACTGTTAGGATCTTTGGCTGCTTTTGGGAATTTTTTCATTTGTCCTGCAGATCTAGCGCAAAAAGACTTCCTTCTTGCAGCTCTCTTGCCTGTAGGTT